TGCGATAGATACACTTCTTCAGCAATATTACAATGTAGTTAGAGTTTCTAAACCAGCAGAATATATTATCGAAGGAATGAAAGCAGTCCTTCTTCCTTGGATATGTGCTGATAATGAAAAAGAAACTTTTGAACTTCTTGAAGATACAGGAGCAAAGATAGTTTTCGGTCACCTTGAACTAAATGGATTTGCGGTTTATCCAGGACACGTTCACGAAGAAGGATTAGACAAAAAAGTATTTCAAAAGTTTGATAGAGTTTATTCAGGACATTATCATACTCGTAGTGATGATGAAAGAATCTTTTATCTTGGAAATCCATATCAAATGTTTTGGAGTGATGTAAACGACAAAAGAGGATTTCATATTTTTGATACGGATGATTATAAACTAGACTATTATCAAAATCCTTACACGATGTTTGAGAGAGTTTATTATGAAAATAATAATCCAAAAGATTTTGACGCATCTTACTTGACTGACAAAATGGTTAAAATCGTTGTTCGTCAAAGGGATGACTATAAGATGTTTGATAAGTTTGTAGATTCAATAGTTAAAGTGAATCCATTGGAACTTAAAATTATTGAGAACGTTGATGTCTATGATGAAAATGTGAATTGCGATGAAATACCCACAGAGGATACATTGAGTATTTTAGATAAATATGTGGAAGAGTCTGAATTTGAATTAGACAAAAACATAATCAAAAAACTCTTACGGGAATTTTATAAAGAAGCATTGGAAGTAGAATAATGTTTTTACTCACTATCGCAGAAAAAGAAGAAGAAGGGGCATATGCAGTAACCGATTCTAATGGTGAAAAGGCATTATATTTTTTCGAAGAAGAGGATGATGCTGAAAGGTATGCTGGTCTTCTAATGGCGGAAGATTACCCAGAAATGACTGTGGTAGAAGTAGACGATGAAATGGGAATAAAGACTTGTGAGATGTATGGATATAATTATGTTATAATTACCCCAAATGAATTTGTGATACCACCAAGAGATTATGATACTATTCAAACGAATCGCATATCGTAATTTTCTTTCTTCTGGAAATCAACCAACAGAAATAAAATTTACAGATACGCAAACTACTTTAATTGTCGGTGCTAATGGTTCTGGCAAGAGCACAATGCTTGATGCTCTTTGTTTTGGATAAAATTACAAAAGGTCAATTAATCAATTCAACCAACGAAAAAGAATGTTTGGTTGAGATTGATTTTAGTATTGGAACAAAAGAATATAAAGTTAAACGAGGAATTAAACCAAATATTTTTGAAATTTGGATTGATGGTTCTCTACAAAATCAAGCAGCAGCATCGGCAGACCAACAAAAACAACTAGAAGATAGTATCTTAAAATTAAACTACAAATCATTTACTCAAATTGTAATTTTGGGGAGTGCTTCTTTTGTGCCTTTTATGCAATTATCTACGGCACATCGCAGGGAAGTTGTAGAAGATTTATTGGATATTAAAATCTTTTCTGCAATGAATGCGGTAATTAAAGATAGGATTAAAAATACAAATGATAAAATCAAAGAACTTTCTTTGAAGCAATCGATGACCGAAGAAAAGGTCGAGATGCAAAAAGAGTTTATTGAAAGCATTGAGAAAAGTGGTAAAGAAAATATAGAAAAGAAAAAAGATAAAATCACTTCTATTACCACTTATATTGACCAGTTAACGGCAGAGAACGTGCAGAAGGTAGAAGAAGTATCAAATACTCTTCAACCCCAGTTAGAGAACCTTCTGGATGCATCTAAGAAACTGAAACAACTTTCTAATTTAAAGGGTAAGATTTCCGAGAAAGTATCAAGTATTACAGAACAGCATAAGTTTTTTAATAACAATTCGGTATGCCCTACTTGCACCCAAACTATCGAAGAAGAATTTAGGTTAAATAAAGTTAGTGAATCTGAAACCAAAGCAAAGGAACTTCAGCAAGGTTATAATGAATTGAAAGAAGCAATTCAACAGGAGGAACAAAGAGAACGTGAATTCAATGTCGTTTCAAAAGAGATTGGGTCTTTAAATAATGAAATTTCTAACAACAATGTTAAAATTTCCCAACTTAATAAACAATCAAGAGACCTGGACCAGGAAATTCAAGACATTACCAAAAAAATTAAAAATAGAAATACTGAAAGAAAAGTATTAACTGAATTAGAAAAAACTTTAGATTTAATTCAAACTGAAAAGGCAAAAAATAAAGAAGATATTTCTTACTTTGATTTTACACATTCATTAATGAAAGATGGTGGAATCAAAGGAAAAATTATTAAGAAGTATCTTCCTCTTATGAATCAGCAGATTAATAAGTATCTGCAAATGATGGACTTCTTTATTAATTTTACTCTCGATGAAGAGTTTAATGAAAAAATCAAATCTCCTATTCACGAGGACTTCACATATGAAAGTTTTAGTGAAGGAGAGAAGATGAGAATTAATCTTGCGATTCTTTTTACTTGGAGAGAAATTGCAAGAATGAAAAATTCAGTCAATACCAATCTTCTTATTTTGGATGAAGTGTTTGATAGTTCTTTGGATTTTATGGGAACAGACTATTTTACAAAAATTATTAAGTATGTTATAAAAGATACTAATATATTTGTGATTTCACATAAGACAGACGAATTGATTGATAAGTTTGATAGAGTTATAAAGTTTGATAAAATTAAAGGATTTAGTAAAATGGTTGACTGACCTTTGGTTTTTTGGTATGATTGGTGAAGGTAAATGTGCCTTATGACCTACACAACTTTTACTATTACTATGACTGAAAACACAAATACTAATGGTTTCTGGAAATACAATGAAGACAAAATCCTGAAACAACTTGAAGAATATATTGCTGGTACTTATAATCAGCATTATGTTGATAGGACTGCTGGTGGAACAGAACAGACACTGGATAAAATCAAACACAATCGTCGTGAAGGTTTCTGTGCTGGCAACATTACTAAGTACACTGACCGTTATGATACCAAAGGAACTCCTCGTGCTGACTTGTTCAAAGTTTTGCACTATACTATTCTTTTGATTAATCATCTGAATCTCGTTGAAAATAAGTGAATCTCAACCTCCAAACTATGAAACTTTCTGAATCTACTATTACTATTCTAAAAAACTTTTCTTCAATTAATCAGTCCATTTTGGTTAAGTCGGGTTCAAAACTTCGTACAATTTCTGTTATGAAAAATATTCTAGCAGAAGCAGAAATTAATGAAGAATTTACAAAGGATTTTGCAATTTATGACCTTAATCAATTTCTAAATGGATTGGGATTGCACCAGGATCCCGACCTTGATTTTGGGAATGACTCGCACGTTATTATTCGTGAAGGAAAACGTCGTGTGAAGTATTTCTTTGCTGACCCAGAAGTGATTGTATCACCACCAGATAAAGAAATCACACTTCCCTCCAGTGATGTTTGTTTTCAACTAGAGCATTCGCAACTTGATAAACTCATCAAAGCAGCAGCAGTTTATCAACTTCCTGACCTTTCTGCTGTTGGTGAAGCAGGCGTAATTCGTCTGGTTGTTCGTGATAAGAAGAATGATACTTCTAACGAATACTCCATTGTGGTTGGTGAGACTGATAAGGAATTTACTTTCAATTTCAAGGTTGAGAACATCAAAATTATTCCTGGTTCTTATGACGTGGTTGTGTCAGAAAAACTTCTGTCTAAATTTACCAATGAACGTTATAATTTGACTTATTATATTGCTTTGGAGCCTGACTCTAATTTTTCTTGATTTTTAATTTTATATTATGAATATTTTTGTGACTGATGTGTGTCCAGTGCTTTCTGCTGTGTCCCTCCCAGATAAGCATATTGTTAAAATGCCCCTGGAGACCTGTCAGATGATTTCCGTTATTTACTCCAAGTGGTATTATGATTGGGGTACTATTCCCAAAAAGGATGGAACCCCTTATAGTACTGAGAAGGGTGCTTTTCGTAATCATCCTTGTACTGTGTGGGCAGCAGAGAATTATGAGAATCTTGCTTGGTTAATTCGGCACGGTTATGCTCTTTGTAATGAATATCGGCATCGTTATGGTAAAGAACACGCTTGTATGAAAGGACTTGAAGTAGCAGAGAATATCTTTGCTACTAAAAGTGAAAAGGAGATTTCCATCTATAAGAATGTGATAGAATTCGCAAGGGCAATGCCCGATGAGTTCAAATATGATGCAAGTATTGATACTCCAACAGCATATCAAAAGTATGTTGCGTCTAAACCTTGGGTAAAGGACAATTACCTAAAAATTCCTGATAGAATGCCAAATTGGATTTATGAATATGCGTGAAGATTTTTTGTGGGTGGAACGATATCGCCCAAAGACTATTGAAGATTGTATTCTCCCAGAGAGTATTAAGAAAACATTTACTGATTTTCTTAATAAGGGTGAGATTCCAAATTTGCTTCTTGCTGGTCCTCCTGGAGTGGGGAAAACCACAGTAGCAAAGGCATTATGTAATGAGATGGGGGTAGATTTTTATGTCATTAACGGATCCGACGAAGGACGTTTCCTGGATACTGTACGGAACCAAGCAAAGAACTTTGCTTCGACCGTCTCACTTCAAGGAACTGGTAAACACAAAGTCATCATCATCGATGAGGCTGATAACACGGGCAACGACGTTCAACTCTTACTACGGGCAAATATTGAGGCATTTTATAACAACTGTCGATTCATCTTTACCTGTAATTACAAAAACAAAATCATCGAACCCCTCCATTCTCGATGTGCTGTCGTTGAGTTCTCAATCAAAGGAAAAGAAAAAGCCCAGTTGGCAGGATCCTTCTTCAAGCGTTTGCAAAACATCTTGGATGAAGAGAGTATCAAATATAATCCGAAAGTTCTTGCCGAACTAATCAATAAGCATTTTCCCGATTGGAGGAGAGTTCTCAATGAATGCCAAAGATACTCTGTTGGTGGTGAAATAGATAGTGGAATTCTTGCATCCTTTTCTGACGTTGCCGTAAATGACCTTATCAATTATCTCAAAAATAAAAACTTTCCAGAAGTCCGAAAGTGGGTGGTCTCCAACCTGGACAACGACCCTGGTGTCATTCTTCGCAGGATTTATGACTCCTGTTATGATTGCCTTTCACCCCAGTCTATCCCCGCTGCCGTTCTTATTGTTGCTAAGTACCAATATCAAATTGCGTTCGTGGCTGACCAGGAGATTAACCTTTTAGCAGCATTAACCGAAATTATGTGTGAGTGTAGTTTTAAATGAAACCAGAAACAAGAGAAGCAATGGAAATGCTTTTTGTTGCTAAATGGAATCTCCCAAAAGCAGCACAGCATTGCAATCTTACTCACAAAGAATGTAAGATTGTATTTAATGAGTATTGTAATTTTCATCCAGCAACTTATAAGAATGAAGATTGAATTGAAGGATTGGTTGAACTCAATCAATCAAACCAAAAAGAATATTATGGATGAAGACCCTTCCTCCAAAACCGATTACGCACCTTATATTATTAACAGATGTTTGTCGGGTCATATTGATTGTTTGATGTATGCTAATGAGATGAATAAGTTCTCCTCATTAGATAAAAAACTTCAATATGATTTTTTTATAAATATT